AATGTAGATGTTTCTTTAAATATTACTCCTGTTGTAGGAAGAGTAAAGTCTCTAGGTGCTCTTCCAGGAATATGGTATGAAGAAGTTTTGTCTCCAGTGTTGTAAACCCATCTAATAAAAAATGAATATACTTCATCTCTCATGTAGTTAGTTTTGTTACCACCTTTCATATAATAGTTAGCAGGGTATTCTACAGAAGCCCACTTAGTTGTAATCATATTAGCCAAAGGCTGGTAATTAAAATCAAATTTAGATTTAGGACCCACTCTTAGTAAGTAAGTATTTAACTCTGCAATCTGATCACTACTTTCAAATACCGGAGTTCTTAATGGTAATTGTTCTAATGGGATTGTAATATTAGAAGGATCAATTTGATCAAAAGATAATGCTGAAGTATTTGTTGAATAAACACCCATTCTTTTAGCAACAGTTTGTTGATTAGTACAACTTACTATTACTAACTCAAACTCATCAAAGTTTAATCTATCAGCTTCAATCTCTAAATCTAAAGATCCTTCAAGATCATCAGGAGAATATACAAACTGATAATTACTTTGTGAAAAATAATCTGTAACCTTCTGACCATTTATTAAATAAGCAATTACTACAAAGTAAGTACCATTAGCTAATGTACCACCTGTTTGTCCTAACTTTAATCTAAGACAAGGTGTAGTCATCAGTCTAGCTAATCTTATTCTTTCACAGTCAAGAGTATTACTATTTTCACATATGTTACAGTCATTTATAATCTTGCAAGTTTCTTTCCACTGTACACCTGGCCAAAGTGATTTTGTACTAGTTCCTAGTAGAGAATAGTAATTAGCCATAACTCCTGTTGCCCCACCAAATATATGATTATCTAATGATGGCCAAGTTTTAGAATTTCCAATATTTAAAAACCTATCCGGGTTTAATCCATCAGCCCAATATATTTGCCAAGTACAATCTTCTCTTTCTCTAGAAGTACCTGATATTAAGTATCTCTTGTCAAACTTTAAACAAGGATCAATCACAATTGGTCTGTAAACACAGTTCTCTTCTTCAAATAATCCTATTTCAGAATTAATTGGTTGACCTAGTGAATTATGACCTGCTGTAAGAATAACCCATTTATCGGAGTATAGATAGATTGCTCCAATTACATATTTTTCTTTAACCTGTGGTGGAAAAAATTTACCGGATTCAAAACAAATATAATTGGCAGACTCATTAGATAATGAACCTACTCTACCTGTTTTAGAATTGTTGACCATGTTTATAGCATGCGTCCACATTCCTTCAGTTACATAAGAAGGATCAGAATCTTTGTTCAGACCCTTTATGAAACTGTCAGTAATATTCTGAGAAGTATCTTGCATGTTTGACATATTATATCACTTTAGTATTATAGTTTAATCTTGCATAGTTTCCTCTTGTAGGAGCTTTGAACATATCATAGTATTTAGAATACTGTGCTCTTCTATTAGTCCACCATAGTTGCTCCATCTCTTTGAAGTTTGGAGTATTTATAAAGCTTAATGCATTTACTCTAGCATCTTTTAATTCAGGTAAAATAATCTGTAATCTTTGACCAATATTTTCACCATTAAGTGCCAAGTTTTCAAATATTCTTTTCTTAAATGCATACTCATAGTAATCATTAAGTCTTGGGTGATCAGGAACCATAATGTTTCCATCATCATCAATAAGTTCACCTTGATAGTTTACATATACATGACCATCTTGGAAAGTAGTAAATAAGAAACCATCTTTAAGCCAACCTTCATCCGGTCCATTGTAATACAAGTTAGGACATTCACATTCTATGTTCTGACTTGGTTTCATTCTTAATTGCACAAGCGTAGTGTACTTTCTTGTAAGTCCCGCATGAACAACTTGTATTAATTCATATGACTCACCTTTACAATTCATAAATACTCTTGGAGCTACACAAGTATTTCCATAAGGATTTTCAGGATCATATTCCGGAGTTGTGGTTGTAATAGGTGTATTAAGTTCACAACCTGCTGTATGATTACATGGATTAGAATTACATGTTCTACAGTTAACAGTTTGAACTGCACATGAATCTACACCACCAGGAAACTCTTGATACTTTACAGTTCCTAAAGGAACCTCTTGTATATTAGTGCCACCTACTCTACCATCATAACCTACATGTTCTGTTCTTTCACGACAAGACATACCAAAATTCCATACATAGAAATCATCTGGTAATTTTACTCTACCATGACAAACATCCAATACAACTTCTTTAGTTTGATTAAGTCTCAAACCTAAGTCATAATTAATTTTTCTAGCTAGTTTAATTAACTGCTGAGGATCTATCATGTTCTCCAATGCAAAAGTTGGTAGATCAATCAGAACATCTTCCATCAACTGGTCAAATGTTCTGTACCGGATTGTATAGTTGTACATTTATCTTTGTATTAAATAATTATTATAAACAGTTTCTTTTAAAATTTTTCTTGGTCTACCATAATAAAACTTATGAATTAAGCTGTCTCTTTTTAGTTGAAAAAAATCTTCTACCTCTCTTTTACTATTAAATAAAATAACTTTTTTAGTCTCTAAATTAGTAACTATAACTACTTTACCTTTACATCTTGTACCTTTACTTTTTGCTCTTGCTGTTTTTATAGCTTGAATATGATTATCAGTATAATTTCTTTTTTGACCTCTTAACTTAATCATTCTAGCTTCAACCCATTCTAATGATTGTTTTTTTCCTTTTAAAGCTGTGGATACTCCAGTTCTTGTTTTAGATCTTTTTGCTAAAGATTCTTTAGTTAAATGTTTTAAATCTTCTCCACCATAGGTTAAATTATATCCATTGTTTCTTAAACAAGTTTTATGATAATCAATCCAAAATATTTCTCTCTCAGTTAAAACTTTTATATCACATTTTTCAACAGGAAATATGACAAACTTTTGTTTTTTGTTCCAAGCTTTTTGTAAATAATCATTAGCATGTCTTGATGCTTTTAAATCATTAACATGATCTCTAACTCTTGTTTTAAAATGTTTAGTTAATCCAAAATACATTTTACCATTGTCATAATTTAATATACAATATATACAAGGTTCATTATATACAGGTTCTAGAATTTCCATTATCTTAAAGTATTTTGACCATCATCTGGTCCATCAGTAGGAATTTGTAATGACATTGCTAACTCTTTCACAACCATTTGTTCAATTTCAGAAAATAAATATTCTGGAAATGGTAATGAAAGATCTTGTTTAAGCTTACACTGATCTTCAGGGTCACATAAAAAATCTCCTTTATCTCCTTGGAACATAGCCTCTACTCTTACAGCCTCCCAAATCAAATTAGGAAAATATAAATAGCCATTTAAAAACCAAAAATATTTTCTTTTATTATACTTAAATGTAGTAGATTTAGTTATAGAAACCCAAGTACCAGGATTAGTTCTAAAGATAATTTCTGAACCATCTATTGAAGATATGGTACGTATGATTGGTCCAAATAAACAGGAAAGCATATCTGGAATTTTTTCTTTACTTCTTTTAAAATAACAACCTGAATATACACCAGTACATCCAGCTTCTATTTTATCAACATCTATTAATTCTACATAAGGTAATACAGAAAAAATATTACTCAGCTGCATCAATCTATATTGATTATCTTCTCTTTTAAGAAGAGTCTGTCCATACTTTATAATAGAGTAATAGATTACTCTATCAGTCAAGAAGGCATCTTCTTTAACGGCCTTTAGTGTATTCCTAACCCTTGATATTGCTTCTCCTACTGTAGTCATAAGTCAAATTCATTATAAGTCTCTAATTTTTTTAGAGTTTCTTTATTATTTATTCTTTCATACTGCAATTTCTGATATACTTCTTTAATTGCTTTTGTATTTTCTACTACCAAATACATATTCCAATTTTCAGGATATGTTTTAGAAACTGCTCTTTTAAAATCTCTACATGCTGTAAAACTCCAAAACTCTCTATTTTTTATTTTATGTTTTGGTGCATAGTTTGTAAAAAATATCTTTGCTAACTTTCCATCTGTAGCAAAATTATTATTTGATACTTCTACACCATATTGATTTGATTTAGCAAAGTCAATGTTCTTCTTCTTACTATGTTGACATGTTCCTATAAAAAGCCATCCTATCTGTTCTGGTATTTGCACTCCATCTCTATTGTCAATTACCATTGTATATAATGCTTTATTAAATGCTTTAGCAATGTTTTTTAAAGTTTTATTATCATAAGTACTATACTTAGGATATTTCTTTTTAAAGCTATCAAAAAACTCTTTATCCAAAAGTGTAAGTATTTCAGGTCTATATCTTGGTGCTGATAAGTCAGGTTTCTTAAACTCTCTCATAATAATATAGTAAAAATTAGTTAGTTTAACAAATATAGCTATAAAACAAAACCCCTACAAGTGCAGGGGTATGTCTAGTTGAAGATAAACCAACAAACTGCAACTAATTAGACTGGTGGGGTAAATACTGTAAGGGGCATCTTCATACTCATGTAATGAAACTCCTTTATTTTCTGCATTGTTACCCCTAGTTTTGTTCTATATTCTGTGTACAATGCTTTTGATGGTACTTGAGCATTTGTATAGTCAACTGTTAAAGTATAGGGTACTTCTTGATTTATTGGATAAACCAGTTTTCTTATTAGAGTAGCAGTTATTATTCCAGATTTTTTATCAGGATGTCCTGCAGGAAATAATGAATTCCAGAATCTTCTATTAACATCTTCAAAGGTGTCACTTAAATAAATTATAATACCATTAGAATGATTAATCAATTTTGATAAATCTAATGGATCAATACACCCTGTACAAATATTACCTTGGTAATCCCAATACTTTCTTGATACAACTTGTGTTAAATAGTTTGTTAAAGCTAGTTTAAAAGCATTTAAAGTAGCTCTTTTTGTTACTTCTGAGTCTTCTGCAGAAAGGTTATTTACATCAGGTATATAACCTTCACATGTATTACCTATCATTTTAAAATATTTATACTCAAATGGATCCATAATAATTAAATTAATTCATATTTATATCTATGTAATGGTAAAGCATCAGCAGCTAATAAAAAAGTTTGTTGTGCTAAAATGAGTTCATTCCAATATAACTGTTGAGTATCTCTTCTTTGTCTTTTCAAACCTAACACATCTCCTATTGCACAGTCACCTAGATCAGAACTAAACTGATTTATAGTTGGATCCCAAGCATAATACAGAGTATCTTCATTACACCAAAAATATTCACCTGGTATACCAACTGTTGGTATTTCAGAAATTAAGTTTACAGGTAATAACAATACCATATGATCTTTAACTGTTGGTAGTCTATCAACTATTCTATCACCATTCAAACAAGCAAATTGATAATTATTCCATATCCAGTAAGTATATTCTGGACATCCAAAATCTAATGTAGCTGAAGATAATCTTCCTTTGTACACTATTGTCTGATCAGCCATACCATCAGGTTCCCAAGGAGAGTAATCTAAAGGTAAAAGTGCAGCACAATATGTATCACTATCTTTTCTATCTTGCGTACTAACAAGTATACAAGATATACCTGTTATATAATCATTTCTTAGGTCTCTATAATCATCTACAAAATCTTCACTTGGACTAATGCAACCAAAACTTTTTAATTCAGAACAACTTATTGTTGTATCATCTCTATCAAGAAAATTTATTCCAGGTGTTCCAAAATTTAAAAACTGTAGATTACCTCCAACATATTCTGAATATATACCT